CCCAATGGATTCCAGTTCACCGGGAGGCTCGACGAACTGCTCAAGGATAGGGAAACTGGCGCAGTAGTAATAGCGGAGCACAAGTCCACGAGTTACTCCTTGACCGAGATGGAGCGCAACGTATTCGTCGGAGACCAGCTAGTAGGCTATGCGGCCCTGCTCCAGCAAGCCAAGCCAGACCTCTGGCCCCTCTATGCAGGCAGTCTGCTCGACGTTACCTACCAGCGAGGAGCCCGCATCGAGGCTCGCCTCTCCACACTGTACTACGCTGCCGACGAGGTCGCGAGGTTCCTCCTCAACATGACCGGGGTGCTGAGCGAATTGTCGCAGAAGATAGCCGCCTGGGAAAGCGGCATCTCCGACGCCCTGCTCTTCCCTCGCAACGGCACGGCATGCTCCAGGTTCCGCTGCCCCTACGAACCGATCTGCCGCAAGTTCATAGACGGCACAACGGATCTGCCGGATACGCTGGTCCGCGGAGAGCCCCGCGCCTTCACACCCGAGGAGGACTCAGGTGTCTAAGGGAAGCAGCTTCACAGTAGCCATAGTATTCTTGTTATTACTTTTTATTCTTTACCGCTAGGAGGCGACATGGATTTATCACAGCTTGTTTCGACCTATGAGGGCTCGAAGGTTCCGGAGTTTCTACGGGTATTCGCATATGGAGCCCCGGGAAGCGGTAAGACAACCCTGGCCTCGACGTTTCCCGAGCCACTCTTCATCAACGCAGACAAGGGACTGGCCAGCGTGACCAAGGACTTGAAGCAGATCAGCGTAGATAGAAGCTTCACCGATCCCTACGGACTGGTGATACAGGTGCTCACCGATGCGAAGCAGGGCCGGGGAATCTTCGCCCCCGACGGTATAGCATTCGGCACCAAAACCATCGTGTTCGACTCGCTTACTACCCTGAGTGAGTCGATGCTAGGACAGATCATGCGTGAGCAGAACCGCGATCCGCTCAAGGACAAACCGGGCTTCGACGAGTGGGGGGTCTTTCAGCGGAGGATGGTTGAAATTGCCGGAAGGATCAAGGACCTCAGCACACAGTTCAACATAATCGAGACTGCCTGGGAAACTACCCGTGAAAACGAAGACACCAAGGTAGTCGCTGGATTCCCCATGATTCCTGGCAGCTACCGCGAGCGTGCCGGTGGTGACGTAGACGAGCTTTACTACATGGAAGCCCGTAAAGGTGCAGAGGGCCTCGAGGTAACGCTCCACGCCGCACCCAAGGGCATCTTCAACGCCAAGACCCGGGTGCTAGCGGACCTAAAGATCGGCAACCCGACTTACCTCAAGCTATTCGATAGCATGCAGAGGAAGCGTGGTGTAGGAAAGACTGTCAAATCTACTTGACACATCCGTTCAACCATAGTACACTCCTTCTACTGACCGGAGGAGAGACTGGTTGGTAATTACCTTGCCACTGCCTGCTGGTCGTTGACCCTCTCAGGAAGGGCAAGTCGTGTGGTATGGACCCAACCCCCCGATGGGCGAAACGGGGACACAAGGAAGCGTGGCTGACGGAAGGCCATGAGCGAGGCTCTGCACAAACATACATGTGCTAACGAAGACAGAGCGCAGGTTCGACTCCTGCCGCTTCCAGTTCTAGAACAGCACCTTGGAGTGCTGTCAATTCGCCAAGGGGGTGAGACCCCTGGCACAAGGAGGCCATCAATATGGCTATTTTCAATGTAGAATCCGTGAAGAACGCTCCCCTCAACTCAGTCGCCGACGAAGGCACCTACCTCGTTACGATTGCCAAGGCTTCACTCGGTGAGTCGAAGCAGAAAAAGACCCCGTCAGTAGACCTCGACTACGAAATTGTCGCTGGTCCCGAGCAGAAGGACGGACGTATAATCGAGGGAAAGCACATCTTCCAGCACATCTACTTCCCTGCCGGCAAGGACAACGGGATCTCCGAGCGCACCCTCAAGCAGCTTTGCAAAGCGGCTAAGGTTGAACTCGATGGCGACGAGAACGACATCATGGAGAGCCTTAACGGGGCCGAGCTGAAGATCGTGGTCAAGCACCGCATGTACAACGGTGAAGCCCAGGAAGACATCAAGAGTTACAAGGCAGTAGATTGAGGCCAGGGCTGGCGCAGGGGAGGACGGTAGTAGTAGCTACACACCGTAGCCGAACGCTGCCCTGCGAACCTGTGCTGCCCCGTGGGTGCGGGTGGCACCACACAGAGAGGGCAGCGCGTTGTCCCAGGACCTGTGTGTTCCGGGTTCAATTCCCGGGCCACGTTTAGGAGGTACTATGAAAGGTATGCGTTTGAAATACTGGCTGATGGACGGGGACACGGTTGGGTTGTCTGTGGGGTCCACTCTGGGTCTGCTGTTTCTTTCCCCGTTGCGTCGAACCAGCGTTCTCTCTGGTCTCTTCGCTAAGTTGTTTCCAGACCGTGACTTAGCCGAGGCTAAGTTCCACTTCATCCCCCTCATGCGGGTGGTGTTCTTCCCGAGGAGCGAAGCCAATGCCCCGGATTGACCTGCCGAAGAATACCTGGGTCGAGGAAGCCCGCATCGACTACGCACAGGGTGGCTTCTGGAACGGCACCCTCATGGTCACCATCACGATGAGTGGTGGACCGTGCCCGGATACGGCGTTCCTGGCCACCACGTTGGCCAAGATTGCCGAGCAGAAGCTGCCCAAGCGCCGCATCGTGCGCATCACGGGACTCCTCAATCCGACCGACCAAGACCTTGGCAAGCTGGTCAAGATCCTCCACGACTACGGCTACAGTACGCAGGTAGTACTCAGCTCGATCCCCGATCTGGTCTGGCTTCCCTACGTCGAGTGGATCATCTATCGAGTAATTGGACCCGTAGTGCCTATCTCATTCAACGAACTCTGGTACGAGCCGCCAGAAGTGCTGGAGATTCCCGAGCCTGTCCTTCCGCAACCAAGGGTCAGCGCAGCCGGAGTACCGGGCCCCCAGTTCCTCTACTTGAAACGCGCCGGCAGTGTGAGCACCGTGACCAAGTTCATCTGCGACTCGCCACGGAACTGGCAGTTGTTATGACACCATTGGACAAGGAAGTAGCACACCCAGCACACTATACCTTCGGTAAGTACGAGGTGATAGATGTGCTGGAGGACTGGTTCCCGCAAGACCCACTCTTATGGCAAGTTTGTAAATATGCCGCCCGCGCCTCACACAAAGGCAAGGAAAAGCAGGACCTCGAGAAGGCCCTATTCTATCTCCAGCGCCGGATAGAAAGGTGCGGGCAATGACCAAGACCGGCCTCATAGTCAGCCTGGACCCCGTTACCTGGGGTCCGGTTGGCTTCTATTCCACTCTGACCCGTGCCGCAGCCCTTAACGGAGTCTCGCGGCAGGCACTCTACGCTGCCCTCAACGAGGGGACTGTGTGTAGCGGCAAGCTGTGGACCAACGAGACAGCCTACGATGCCAAGGCACTGGCCCATGGAAAAGAAACGATTCAGAAGCATCTTGCCTCCGAACCTTCCCTTCTCATAGCATAAAGAAAGGAGTTCTCATGCGCTACAAAAGGCCGCGCACAACCTGCAAGTTGTGCCCTTTCTCCGACCACAAGCGCTGTCACAGTGAGCAGTCTGGAGGTGGGACTCCGTTGCTGGCTATAATAGGCAACTCGCCGAACCCAGAAGCTGAACGCGACGGCTTACCGTTCGCTGGACCCCGGAGCAACATGATCAACTGGGCCCTCCACGAGTGTGGAGTAGACCGGCGATCGGTTTACCTGACCAATGCAATAGTCTGCCCTCCGACGGATTACCACACCGATACGCTGGAGTACGACGAAGCCCTCGGTTACTGCCGCGCTGGTCTATTCGACGAGTTAGTAGAGCTATACAACCGGGGTCTGCGGGTAGCCGTGGTACTCGGCCAGGAACCAATGGCACAGCTTGGGCTAGTGGGCTCGATTAACACCCACCGGGGATCGTTACTGGACCTCGAACTTCCAGGCAAGAAACACCTGACCGTGATCCCGACCTACGATCCCTCGCTGGTTCTGGGAAAGAACCACAAGCGTGAGTCCGGTGGCACTGCGAAGGCCGCAGTCGAATGGCTTGCCGATTGGAAGAAAGCCGCCCGCATTGCACAGCACCCGGAGCAGACCCACAAGCTCGAGGAGCGCTTCGACCTGGATCCGACTGTTACAGCCATAGAGTCCTTCGTCGAGACAGCGATAGAGGACAACGCCTTGGTCGCAGTAGACATAGAGACCAGTGGATTAGGCTACGATAACTGCCAGATTGTAGTAATTGGTCTGGCAACCTCGACCGAGGACGCGATCTGCGTACCGCTCCTCCACGAGAACGCCGAGCCCCACTACACCGACAGCGACATGACACGGGTGCGGGCCGCATTGTACCAGCTGTTCACCCACTGCCGGCAGGTGTACCAGAACAGCTTCTTCGATGTACCGCGGCTCCGCGCCGCTGGCTTCCCCATTCCCTACTCGCTGATAACGCACGATACGATGATCCTTCACCACACGTTGGCGGCTGAGAATCCCCACGACCTGGGCTACATAGTCAGCGTATACGGCGCGACTCCCTACTGGAAAGATGACTTCAAGAACCGCAAGCGCACCATCTATGAGATGAACCAGTTGCAGATGCGGCGGTACAATTTGCGGGATTGCGTAGTGCTACACCAAGTGCTGGAAACTATGCTCGCTGATCTGAAGGAGCATAACCTCGAGTCGATATACTACGACGAGGCTATTCCGCTGATCGAACCAGTGATGGAAATGACCCAGTACGGCATCGGCATCGACGAGTCCAAGGTGCGACGGTATAAGAATGACCTCGAGCAACGGGTCGAGGCAGGGACAGCGCGGCTCTACGCAATGGTCGGTCTACCAACCGAGTTTAACGTCGCCTCCACCTCGCACATGCGGTGGTTCCTCTACGGCGAGTCCATAGCGGCATTCAAACGCATTGACGAACGGGACGCAAAGAACCGGGAGAAAGCAGCAACAACCGGGGCGAAAGTAGAAGCCATGGTATCCAAGCTCCAAGTTCTAAGCGAGCAGCTAGAGGCCGCGAAGCTGACTGGCAAACCGACGGCGACCCTGCAGAAGCGCCTTGCCACTGCCGAGGCCGCAATGCGCAAGGCTTCCCGACCGAAACTCCAGACCCAGATCGAGCGTGACATAGAAGCCCTCCGGGTAGTACGCGATACGGTCAAACCGATCTACAAGCTAGCTTCCTACCAGCCACAGACTACCGACTCAGGCATGCTTGCCACCGATAAAGAGGGGCTACTGTCGTTCAAGATTGCCCTTAATAATAGGCGCGAGACTGCCATCTCGCTCACGACAAAGAACACGATCGAGGAAGTTGCAGCGATAGACAAGCTGCTCGACTTCATGGTCCTACTGGGAGAGATCGGCCTTTACCGCAAACTGATCTCCACCTATACCAACTTCAAGCTGTGGGCCGACGGTCGGGTGCATCCGTACTGGAAGATGCATGGGACGGCGAGCGGTAGACTGGCGGCTACCGCACCCAACATGCAGAACTTGCCCCGGACCCGCGAGAACCCTGACGATGTGAGAAACCCGATCCGTGGGTTCTTTGTCGCCAAGCCTGGCTGGAAGTTCATCAGCGCAGACTATGTGAACCTTGAGGCCCAGTTGCTGGCCTACTCCACGCTGGAGCCCGAGCTGGTCGAGGTATTCGAGAAGGGCCTCAACCTGCACGATGTTAATACGGCGGCCCTCTTCGGTGTGACCAAGTCGTCTACCGAGTGGAAGTCCTGCCGTGCTGCGGCCAAGATCGACTTCTTTGGTAACAAGTGCTACGGTGGATCCGATTACGCAATCTTCCAGAAGATCATGCTAGAGGTGCCAGACCTCAAGTTCACCTTCAAGCAGTATGCCGCTGCCAATGCCCGGTGGTTCGCCGCACACCCCCGCTACACGGAGTGGGCGCAGCGTGTGCGCTCCGAGGTGAAAGCAAAGCGTCAAGCCCGCACGCCCTTTGGCCGGGCCAGGTTCTTCCTTGACAACGATCGAGACATCGAGAAGGAAGCACTCAACCACATGATCCAGTCGTCGGGTGCTTCGCTGGTCAACCGTGCTATGATCCGGCTGGAGAAGGAGTTCCGTGCCCGCAACATGGAAACCCGCTTCGTCCTGCAGATTCACGACGAGCTAGTAGTGGAGTCCCCCGACGCGGAGGTAGAACTGGCCAAGGAGCTAGTCGTCCGTGAGATGGCCCGACCGTTTGAGTTCCTTGGTTTCACCCGCTCGATCCCCGTTGACGCCACTGTCGCCCAAGATATGGGGGCACTCTGATGGCGAACCAGCACGTTCCCGTAGTAGACGAGGCATTCCAGTCCAGCCTCAACCGCATGCTCGAGAAGCTTTCCACAAAGCCGGTAGTCGCTGAGGCTCTGGCCGCAAACGACGGCGGCGACTATGCCGAGAAGCCGAAGCGTAGCCACAAGCCACGAGAGGAGAACCGCTCGCAACAAGGCCGCGACCTCGATGATATGTCGGAGGAGATGGAGACTCCGGAGACTCCGATCTATAGCTTTGATCCGGTAGCAGAAGAGGCCCTTCGACGGACACCCGTTGCGTTCATCGAACCCCGGGAAATAGTCTACGAGCAGGACCACATGGACAATCTGCTGCCTAGTCCCAGCTTCATAACCGACTTCATCAACACGTCGAGGGGAATGGAGGTTCCGACGCTGCTGATGCTCTGGGGTGCGATCTGGACCCTCTCGACAATGCTGGGCCGGCATGCGTGGCTCAAGTGGTATCCGAAAAAGCTCTGGCCCAACATGTACATTCTGGTCGTAGCACCACCTGGTCTGTGCAAGAAGTCCACCGCCCTCGACGTAGGGCAGGACATGATACCCAAGGCGATAGCGTTGCTTCCGTCCAACCTGGAGCAGTTCCGCAAGCAGAGCGTATTTATTACCGGAAAGGCTACGAGCGACGGCATACTGGGCAGCCTGGCACCAGAGGAGCGCATCTTCCTCAACCCGGAAGCCTCGACTATCCGCTCGGTGAACCGTGGCTCGAAGGCCAGCTTTGTAGTCGGCGAGTTGACACAGCTCCTCAACAAGCAGCAGTACAACGTGAACCTCGTGACTACCCTGACTAATCTGTATGATTGCAAGGACGAGGACTCGGAGATCACCCGGGCCCGCGGCAAAGAACCCCTCAAGGATATCTACGTCACCTTCATCGGGGCCACTACACCGAGCAACATCCGGACCTCGCTGCCAGAGGAAGCTTTGGGTGGTGGCTTTTTAAGCCGCACAGTCACCGTATTCCAAGATGTCCCTACGAAGATCTACTCTATTCCCCAGGCACTCGACGGCTACCCGACACCGGACGAGTTGGTCCCACGGCTAGCCTGGATAGCACACCATGCAGTCGGCGAATACGAACTGAGCCCCGAAGCCTTCACTATTTACGACGAGCAATACCGCCGCTGGAAAGACCGCATCTTCAACAACGTAGTCTCCGAGGTATCCGGCGAAACACGCTACGATGTGATCCTATTGAAGCTCGCGATGCTGATCCGAGTGGCAGAGTACCGCAAAGGGAACCAGATATCGGCTGACAATATCCGCAGCGCTATCCGCATCCTCGACTATACGATCAGCGGTTCCAAGGCAGCGACAGAAGACATCGGAATGAACGACTACGCCCGCTGGATGAACACGTTCAAGAGGATGATGGAGCGGAGAGGCAGCGAAACCAGGGCCCGCTTGCAACGGTCTCTCTCTGCCCGTGGCTGCAAAGTATCCGAGTTCGACATGATAGTCTCCCAGCTGGTCTCCGAGGACCGGATCATAATAACGCTGAACGGATCAAAGATCCTCAATTCTCAGCGCAACGGCGCTGAAGTCTATACCCTGACGCCCTTTGAACTGGAGCGCCTAAGAAAGGAACCAAAGAATGACCTCGACTCAAGCCAGCAAAAGCGAGAAGACCGAGCAGACGATGATCGCTAAGAGGCCCCGGGGCAGGCCACGGATCACCGAAGCCCTCGGCATTACGCTCGACCAAATTGTCGCAATCTACAACAGCTCCCGCTCGGAGCGGGCTGCAGCCAAGAAGATGGGCTTCACGCACCGCACGTTGCGGAAGTATCTCCACGCGGCAGGGGTGTTTCCCGAAGGCACACAGCGCATCTCGAGGACTGGCCGCACCTACAAACCCTCTGCCATGTACCACTGGATACGCTCGAAGAACGGCGTGATTCCCCGAGATGCCCGGATCATCGCTCTCGAGTCCGGAATCAAGGAAGTAACGGTGCGGAAGTTCCTGGGCCGGCGCAAGGAAGCCGCCCTCACATTCATCAATAATCTGGGTGAGCTCCGTGAAGTCGAGGGAAAGGAAGTCTACTCGGTGAAAGGCCAGCGCATCGCGACCAAGCAGATCGCTCAGAGCATGATCCGGCTGGACCTCTACAACCTCAACGTCACCCTGTCGTTGATCCTGCGCTCGGGAGTCTCGGCCAAGTGCATCATGTCATTCAACGAATACCGGAAGCTGTTTCCCAGTGAAGAGAACCGCCCGATCAACAACCTCGAGCAATTTGTCACCACAGAGTCAGACCTCCGCGCAAGTAGTCCTTCGTGGTAGTCGCACCGAGTGCCGTGAGGAACGCCTTGTACGGATCATTGTCGGCCATCTTCGCTGCCCGCATGGTAGCGTTGAAGGCCAAGGCACCGGGCACTATTAACCGGGGTAGGGTGAAGTTGCCGTCGGAGTCTATGCCGGGGAGGAAACTCCTCGCCAGGTCCCGGCGTGCCATTGCACCCTGCGGACCTTGGTCTCCAATCTGGAGCAGCTGCTGGATCGACTGGTAGCCGGGGCCACCACCGAAGCTGAACGCATCATTCCACAAGAATCCACTATAGTCCACGCCCACCTGACGGAAAGCGTTGTATACAATCACGCTGGACGCAATCAAGCGAGTTGCTCGGAGAACACGCTCCCCCGGGTCTCCGCTGCCCATGATGCGGCGATACAGGTCCAGCTGCCCCACCGGATACGTCCCGAACTTGCCGAACATCTTTCCCACTACCCCGCGGAATGCCATTGGGTAATTTTCTTTCGCGTAGTCAAACATGAGTATCCGCACTGCGTCGGTCTGGAACAGCGTCCGTGCTTCAGCAGCTTTCCCAGCTTTCATCATCGTTAGAAGCTGGTCGATTTTCGTGTCGTCGTCGAGGATGCTGAGTCTGGACTCGCGGATGAAGCGGTCCCAGTTGATCGTCCCGGCGGCTAGCCTCGCGGTCGCCTTGTCGAAAGCTTTCCCCGCAGCCGCGGCAGTCCAGCCACGGACAATATACTCCGACTTCTGCTGGCTCTTTAGGCCGGCTTCCAGGAATCCGTTACCCTGTCGCACACCCTCGGCACTGGTCGCGAATACTTTCTCGCTTAAGATGCCCTGCCGGGCCATTCTCTGCACGGTCTCATCGGTGACCTCGATGGCTGCGTCGAATGCATCGTCGCCGAACACCGCGACCGTGTTGCCGTACTGCGCCAGGTTGGCCACTGCGCGGAATGGTCTAAAGCCCATCGTCGCGTGGGTGATAGCGGTGGAGAACTTGCCCGGTAGGTCCGTAGTAACCATACTCGCACCCAGTTCCTCGACCTTGGCTGCGAACTTGGCCGGGAACACACCCGCGACAGACTTCATTCCTTGGGCGATCTTGCTCGTTAGAGCCAAGGACTGTGCGCGGACCTCGCGGTCCAACGGGTCCTGCGTGAGAGCCCCCAGCGCATCGTCGTAGAGGGTCTTGATCCGCTGCTGCGCTGCCGGCTGGAGGTTGCGCTGCGCCAGCTCATCGAACCAAGTCTGAAGCCGCTTCTGTATGGGCCCCAAGTACTGCTCGTGGAAGCCCTGCTCGGTATAGTAGGCCATCTGGTCGAGGAGGCCGGTCTTGTTCCTGGTAGCGTCGAGAAATGTCTCCAGCCTCGTGTGCTTGGCGAAAAAGGCCAGCTCGGGGATCTTCCTCCACTGCGCACCGAACTGCGAACGCATCAGGTTTTCCTTGGTCAGCTGTGCAACCTGGCCAGTACTGCGGAAATCTGCTACTGCTTTGCGAATCTTCGGTGCATAC